TCTACAGCACTATAGAATTCATTAGTCTTTACACTTTGTTTTTTAGCATAGCATTTTACTTGGCTTTCAGAGGTAGAAACAATATTACCTATTGAATCTGCCTCTTTAACCAAATTAATTAAATAAATAATCTCACTATATTCCACTATTTGCCTCTACAATGTATTCAGTTGTATGTCTTAATACATCTTTCTGTAAAGCATATGAATTAGCATATAGATCTGCATTAGTAACATCTAAAAAACTTAATACATAAGTTATAATTGCATTTTTTACTAAACTATTGGGATTATCTACCTCAGTATCGACTATGCCGATACCTTTAAGGTCTAATTCTGCTGCTTCAATCCATATGTTAATCATATTATCGAAATCAGAGTGATTAATACCTTGAATTTTCTTTATTTCTTCTAGCATAGCCTTACCTTCTTTCTAATACTAAATTGATTGTGGCTTAGCAATTAATGTAAATGCTTTATCTGCTACTGCATCAACACCTACATATTGTCTGCCTAGAATTCTAATTAAATCAGAAGTCATAAGTGTCTTATCATCAAATTTAATATCAACACCATCTCCAGATGGGTAGTTAGCTAAAGTACCATGATCGAAATCTCCAACTATAGCATAAACAGCTCCAGCAGCAGCTGTTCCATATGCTGGTAAAGTGTTATTAAATCTAACTCTTACACCATCAAATATATCAGCAGCATAATTATTATCTAATTGTACTCTCTTGAATTCAGCATAAGTTAATTTATTCATTACTATAGTATAATCTCCAGCTTCATCACTTAAATTAGCTATAGCATTGAAAATAGTTCCCATTGCTGGTGCTTCTGTAATCTTATTAGCAGATACTTTATCATAAATACCATCAGCATTAGCTGTTAATGATTGTGGTAATGCAGCAATTTTAGCAATTAAGCTATCAGCTGTCTTTTTAACAATTTTATATGTTAATTCATCATAAACATATCTTAGGAATTCTTCTCCTCTTAAATCATAAACTTCATCAGAAATAGAAATCCATTTTTTAATAGATACTGGAGTTAGTGTTACTATTCCTAATACTAAATTTTCTTCTGTAACTGCTCCAGATCCTTCTGCATGTTCTACAGCATCTCCAGCCTCAGCTTCAAAGTTTACTTTTAAATTTCCTTGTACAGATACTTTTCTAACTAATGACATAATGTCATCTTTTTCCCATGCTGTTTTAACAATATCATATACAAAATCTGGTACTGCTACTGTTGATGATGATCCTTCAATAGTACCAGCATTTTCTGATAATAATGCTCTCATTTCTTCATTATTACCTTTTACATATTCTGCAAAAGCATTAATGTACTTTTCAGAGTTTCTAAATTCTTTCATATTTTCTTTCATACTTTTTACCTCTACTTTCTCTAATTCTTTAGCTGCATAAGATTTTTCTTCTAATTCTTCTGCATCTTTTTCTTTTTCTGCTTGTTCAGCTATTTGTTCAGCTTCATCATTTAAAGCATCAACTTCTTTATTTAATTCTTCTACTTGTTCAGTAGTTTCAGCAGCTTCTACTTCATCTCTAAGCTCAACTTTTCTAGCTTCAATTTCTTCAATTCTTGACATTTTATTGCCCTCCTTATATTTTTAGTTCTTTAAGGCTTCCTATATTCCTATTCAGCTCTCCAGCTGTCTATTAATACAACTTAGTTACTCTCCAGCAACAAAAAAACATCTCTCCAGATGTTTCTTCATAATTGTTTAACCTAATTTTGCTAATACTGATTCTTTTAGCTTTCTTAGTTCTTCTAATCTTTGTTTTTCTTCATGCTCTTTTCTTATTTGTTCTCTCCTAGCTAAGAAATCACTATTATTAATATCTCTTGCTACTGATACATCAGTTGCATTGTAAAATGGCTGATCTACTACAGATACATCAAATAACTTACCAATTTTTGTAATAGTTCTTGTATCTGTTTCATAATCATATTCATCTTCATCTACAGTAAATGCAAATGATTGTTTGTCTATTAATTCACTTTTAACAGCATTAAATATGTTTTTATGCTCTGTAATATCATCTTGAAGTGTAGCATCCATAAATAAACCTTTTTCATCTACTTCTAGCTTTAATGATTTATTTCTAGTTCTTGCTAATACCATAAAGCTATCATTGTGATTATATCTAAGCACTACATCTGACATATCAGCTCCATCAAAAGCTGTAGGTGCTATTACTTCTGTATAGCCATATGTTTCTGGACTATTAAATACAGCTGCATAACCTTTTATTTCCATTTTTCCATCATCTGTATCTTCTGCTCTAAATTGTAAATCTAGCTTTCTAATTTCCTTCTCCTTCATTTTCATTACCTCCTTCTTCTTCTGATTCATTATCAGTAGTGGAATCAGTTCCCACTTGATAATCATTAGCAATATTACTATCTATGTGATTTAAGTCTTGCATAATAACATCTCCACCTTCTCTAGGTGCTAAATTAAATACTTCCCTTAATTCATTAACTGTCATAATGTTATTTGCATATCTTAATAACTCTATCTTTGTTTTATTACTTGCATATTGTAGCCTATTACTTTCAAATAATATTTCATGTCCAAAATACTTTTGTGTAGTAGTAAATAGCTTATTAGAAAATTCTAAGCTCATCTGTAAGCCTATTGGCTCTAATACAGATTCATAAAAAGCATTCCATTGATCCTCAGAGTATTTAGATTGAATTATTTCATCACTAATACCAAAATAAGATAATAACTTATCATCTATGCTTTTTACTTGGCTATCACTTGCAGTAGTAGGCTCAATTTTAACTGGAGTAAATTCAGTAGTAGCATCTAATCCACCTATTCCAGATTTATCTCCACCTTTAACAAAATCTGCTACAAATTGATCCCTCATTTTCTTAACATCTTCTGGCTTTAGCATTGCCTTAGTTGATTTAATTACACCTTTAATTGATTGTGTAGTTTTAATTGCATTTACAATACCTTCATCTAATACATGCTTAATAGATAATGTTTTTATTATTGGCTTAGGACTACCACCAAATAAACCATCTTCTCCTACAAATCTTGTTAAGTGAATGCAGCTATCATATGCTACAAATCTTTCTTTATTTCTGCCAAATTTAAACTTTAACCATAACTGGCCTTTATATTCATAATATTTACCTTCACTAAAGTTAAGAGGATATAATCCAGTTACATTTAAATCAGCATCTCTTTGTACATAAATAAAAGAGTCATTATATAACTCTAAATTACTTATTACTTGATAATAAAATTGATAGGCATTTTGTACTTCATTAGGCCTTTTAGCTAATAAAGTATATAGATTATCTTTTAAGTTTTCCATTTGGCCTTTAAAGTTTCTTATATGTCTAGGATGCATTTTAGCTCCATTTCTAGCTATAGCATCTACACATTTTAATACATCTGGATCATTTGCAAAATCTCCCTTATATGGAGTAAATACAGCTTTTCTATCATCTAATATTTTTACTTCTGTAGCTGTTTCTGGTGCAGTTGTACTTTTATCATTACCAAATATATTGCTAAACCAACTTCTTAATTCCATTAATTTACCTCCTCATTAATATAATTTAAATATTCTTGTTGTCTATTAACATAAATGACATATGCATCCATTAAAGAAGCTGCTCCATCAATTCTTTGTCTAGCTTTTTCTTTAGAAAGCATAATATTTTCATTATCATCTACTTTAACTACAACATTTGACAGATTCCACTTTAAAATAGGATTATTGTTATAATTTATTTTCTTGTCCATTAAATCAGCTTTCATTTGTTTTAATGGTGCTGATTCAGTTTTATAACCTTGTCTTATTTCTTGCATTGTGAAACCATATGAAGTCATTTCATCACACCAGAATTGTGCATTCCAACTATCATAGCCTACCCATAGTGGCCTTAAATCATTTTCTTGCACTTGTTCCATAAACCATGCTGTAACATCATGGTAATCAATTTTAGAAGTTCCAGATAATCTTAATAATCCATTTTTAAGCCATTTATCATATGGAATTTTATCTTCTGTAACTTTCTTTTCTAAAAAGTTAGCTGGGATCCAATACATTTGCTTTACTCTAATTTTTCCTTTAACAACACCTAATAATGTTGCACATGTTAAGTCTGTTGTACTTGATAAATCACAGCCACCAATACAATAACAATCTTTCCAATCAGAATAAATTTCTTCATTATTTAAATCTTCAAATGTAAGCCATGAATTAATGCTATTCTGTCTTACATTAAAATCTTTACATAGTAGATTAACTAACTCTATTGGATTATTCTTAGCTCTTTCTACTTTTTCTCTTAAATTCTTTATTGATTTAATTTTTCCTAAAGCTGGATTAGCTTTATACCAGCATTCCTCATTTGTCCATTCTTTCTCATCATCCAATTCATAAATAATAGGTAATAATACATCATCTTGAATAGATCCTTCTATTACTTGTGCTGCATAATCATATTCAATATCAAATACATTTTGTCTTACAGTTCCCATAGTAGAAGTTTCTAATAGTAGTGGCTGCTCTCTAGCACTCATAGAGTCATACATAACATCCAATAAGTTTTTATCTTTCCATGCATGTACTTCATCTGCTACTACTAAATGTGCATTTAATCCATCTAATGAATTGGAATCAGATGCTAAAGCTCTAAAAGATGAATCAGTAGCATCATAATATATACCACCAATTAAACACCTTATTCTTTTAGCTAAAGATGGACTTTTCTTAATCATTTTTTTACTTTCTTCCCAAACTATTTTTGATTGATCTCTTTTAGTGGCTATAGAATATATTTCTGCTCCACCTTCTCCATCTTTTGTAAGCATAAAGTTAGCTATTCCAGAATCCAATACAGATTTACCATTTTTTCTAGCAACAA